TCGCCATCAGGTCTGCGTTGTCTAAATGTTTTGGGTTCGTATCGCTCAACCTGATAAGACAATACACCGTCACTATCGAAGTAATCATAGCGCTTGGCTAGCCATCTGGTCGGCGCTAGCGTCTTCTGCGTCTGCTTCGGTATCCCAAACTTGCGTTCTAATATGTCCGGCAATGACGCGAGCTGTGCGCCTTCATGCATCTTTACCAGATCGACCACACCGCCGCCTTCACCGGCTTCATGATCATAGAACGTGCCTTTCTTTAAATCCACAGACTTACTGCCGTGCGTCCCCCAACGCAGTTCACTGCCGCGTGTACTGGTAGGTTCACCCCAGTAGTGCCGCGCAATCGTATCCATATATGCTGATATGTTTGTCATTGTTATATCCCATCCCCCGATCTCCCGAAACGACAGGGGCGCGGTCGGGAGAAACCACGCCCCTGCCTACTACGACCTAGAACAAGTCGTCATCGCTAACCGCTTGGGACGGTGCGGCGACTGGTTCAGGCGCAGATGCCGTCTTTGTGAACATATCAGGCTTTTCAACCCAGCCCGACACATGCCACTGTGGCACTTTGAAACGCAACTCACCTTGCGGAGAGTTGATCTTAATAGTTTCAGTGCCGGTAATTTCAACGACTGGTATCTTGCCAGCGTTGTTACCCTTCTCAGCTTCATACTGGTTATGCAGTGTATCCATAGCCCGAAGCACGGTCTTTGCTGAATGACTGAACTCACGCAAGCCTAGCTCTTTACTGGCAATACGCATACGAAACGCATTCTTAAAATCGCCTTCTGGCTTTGCAGGCATAGCCTCACCAACCTTGACCATACGAAAGTCCGGTGCGCCTGACTGAAACGACAGCCACCCCACTTCCATCTCAGCCATATCGGCGGCGAACTTGCACGGCAACGGCAGTTCACGTTCTTCCTTTTCCCATTCACCTGATGCACTTTGCACACGATCCTGAGCGATAAAATCGCCAGCCTTCGCGTCATACTTTACAATCGGGATGATATCCCCAGATGATTTACTTTCAGTATTAAACCCTAACGCCATAACTATATCTCCTATAAAAACGCTAGTTTCAAAAAAGGTTCAGTGTTCTGAACCCACTTATTGGGTAGTAAGCAAACATGTCTGCCGGGTCATTACGATCCCGGCGTTTACTCAACCCAATTCTTTTGTCGGAATTGAAATCCACAAACCCGACTTTATCTGTCCATTGCACAACTAAGTATGCCTTCAGCCCAGTGGCTCTGGATATATTCTGCGCCGCAATGACCTTGTGCAGATTGACAATGGCGGTATCGTATTCAGTGCTTGACACTGTCCGACACTTAAATTCAAACAAACACTTGGCCGCGTCCTTCCGCATCGCCAAGCAATCGAGGCTATACTTTGGCGGCAAACTAATCATCTCATAGTCATACGCCTGACCCAGCGCATTCATAAGCTGGCGTTCAGCCGCTCGATGTTCATCAGTCTCATACAGCATCACATCAGCTCCCTTGCGATCATACAGAACGTATCGAAGTCAACTTCACACGCATACCGCCAGTCATATGGATTAGCGCCACCAGAATACGCATTGAACTCAGCCATATCTACAACGGCTTGCAGCGGTATCCGACATCTGACCGGCACATTATTAAATTTATATAGAAGCGCAGGCAGATTGTTTGCCAGCCGGGCAGATGTGCAGGCTTGATCCCACCAATCAGGACGCGCCTGCTGGCCAGACTTGTAATGCTTCATTTCTAATGTAAATGGAAACGTGCCGGTCACTGGACGCAGATCACCTAGCCCGGCTACACGCACTTGATCTAGTATACGTTCAAACTTAATGCCCAAAGCATCGAACAAATCTGAGGCTATTTTTAATTCGAACCTAGAGCCTTTTGCTCTTGAATTAACCATATGTATCTCCCGGCTGGTCAGCAAAACCTAATATTTAATACATAGTGTTGCAATACCGATTATATTTTTTTTCGTTTTTTGGCTATATTTTACTTGAACATTATGTATTTTGGCCTTATATTAAAAATGTAACAGGGAGAAACTGATGACAAATTTTAAGCTGATAGACAAATTAAGTACTTTTGCAACCGTAAAACAAGATGATGCGGCGAATGATGTTCTTGCGTTTATTGAAAACTTGTACGACACCAATGAGGAAGACCCAAACAACGATGGTGAAGACTACACTTCCGACAATTATTGCGAAGATGTAGTAGATTATGTGTTGGATGCTGGTCGTTGTAGTGAAGAATTTATTAAAGAACTTGAAGCCATCATCGCTAACCATAAGGCGTTTATGAAAGAATTTGAAGTTTACATCGCTAACCGTAAGGCGAGGGAGACTGTCTAATGACTACTTACATCGCATACTACCGTGTATCCACGCAACGCCAAGGTCAATCCGGCCTTGGCCTAGAAGCCCAGCGCGTAGCTGTCGCACCCTTCGCTGACAACATCATCGCAGAATATGTTGAAGTGGAAAGCGGTAAGAACAACCACCGCCCACAATTAACTGAGGCATTAGCCCACGCCAAACGTGAAGGCGCGACACTGTTGATTGCCAAGCTGGATCGTCTAGCGCGTAACGTGGCATTCATCGCTAACCTGCTTGAAGCTAACGTGCCTATTACCTGCGCTGACATGCCAGAAGCTGACCGCACAATGCTACAGATGATGTCAGTCTTTGCTGAGTTCGAGGGCAGACGCATCAGTGAGCGCACCAAGTCCGCTCTCGCAGTCGCCAAGGCGCGTGGTGTGAAGCTGGGCAGTCCTAACCCACACGCTGGCGGTAAGGCCGCTGGTGAAGCGCGTAGAGGCAAGACAGCCGCTGTCGCTGGTGAAGCTATGCCCATAATTAAAACATTACGTCAGTCAGGCGTGTCGTTTGCGAAGATCGCAACCACACTGAATGATGCAAGAATACCATCCGCGATGGGTGGTGTGTGGCACAGCACATCTGTGCGTAACCTTTGCAATCGGGAGATAGAAAATGCATAGGCAAACAACTTTATGGGAAACGCAAAACCCCCATATGCTTTTCGCTACAAAGGGTGAGGCGTATCGGTGGTGGCTTTACAAAACTGACAAGCCGTGGCGTGACGCTGACCTTAAACGTCATGTCTTCATCAATAAAAGGGAACTCATCGCGTGGTTAAACAACACAATAAAAAAAGGCTATGATGAAATGACCAAAGGCGATAGCAGGGATGTCGCCTTGGACAAAATCGCCGCAATAATTTCTGAACATAAGGGAGATCAAAATGGCTAAATGCTTAATGAATATAATTCTTGGTGGCTTTGCAGTATTGTACTGCCTAAGCTGGACTAACATCTTACACCCCACCTATAATTTCTGGGGCGCAATCGCATATTTTGGAGGTATGTAATGACTATTAAAAACGTAATTCTTTTGGATAACACTGACAACATAAAGCTAGCGGTTGCCGCAAGCCTTGGCATTGAGCATATGAAAAGCAATGTTGTGGATAGTCCAATACAGAACGGCTACACATTAAAACAAATAGAGGACACGGAAAAAGCCGTCCAAAAATTATCATCAACATTACAGTTGAGTGATGCCAATGACTGAGAAAATTGGAAAGATCACACCTGACGACATGCTGTCGGCTAGTCGTGTGCCTGTGTTGCTGGGGCTATCGCCCTATGCAACGCAGAATGAGTTGCTATCTGAGATGATCCAGCGCGATCACGATAAGTTCGAGCCTACGTTTCACGGTAATGAGATTACCGAATGGGGTGACCGACTTGAGAATGTTATTCTCAATGAAGCCGCCAAACGTCTGGGCTTACGCAATCATGAAACCCATATAACCAAGCCGGAGTTCCATCCTGATCTGCCGCTGGCCGCCAGCCTTGATGGGCTGGGCGTTGCCAACGGCACGATCAAGACTGATGTTGCTAATGGTATATACTGCATGACCGCTGATGAGATAGACATCAGTACCATAGGTGTTCTGGAAGCTAAGGCCACCAGTGCTATGCCGGAAGAACAACCAGCCGCACACCGTGGCTTGTGGCAACTACAGGCGCAGATGATGTGTGGCGGTTATAAATGGGGTGCAATCTGTGTGCTGTATCGTGGCATACAGATGCGTATCTTTGTCTATGAGGCCGATCCGGTTATGCAGAAACGCATTGCTGATGCGGTGATTGACTTTGAAGAACGCCGCAAAACAGGCGAGGTGTATCCTGTCCTGTCGTCTGATGATGGCAACCACGCCTATCCAGAGGCAGAGCCTGACGCTGAACCGCTTGATCTAAATGGTGAGCCGGATGTGCTGACAGCCTTTGAAGATTTAATGGCGGCCAAGGACGCGAAGAAGCAAGCCGAAGCTGACATAGATCAGGCCGAAGCTACGATCAAAGAGTATATGGGCAACCACGATCAGGCGCGTGTGAACATTGGTCTATCACAATACCAGATCAAATGGCCGATGCGGCGAACTAAAGCGCAACCCGAAAAGGTTGTGCCTGCCAAGCCGGAAGCTACTGTCCGGCAGAAAACACTTAGCATTAAAGAGCTGTAAGATTACTTGGTATCGGTGGTTTGCTTCTTGTCATAAGAACGCATTCCGGCGATGCCAAGCATTCCAAACAAT